AAAAAAAATTTAAAAAAAATATATAAATATATTATTAATCACAATGGAAACAATGATTGAACATCCGATAATTAAAGGACTTTATTATTTTCCAAACATATTATTTGAAAAGGAGGATTTAGATTTAATAAAATCACTAGACGAAAAAAAATGGACATCAGTTGGGGGGAAAAACAGTCGCGTAGTTCAACAATATGGGTATAATTATGATTATAAAATAAAATCAGCAAATACCAAAAATAAAGCTGAATCAATGCCAATAGAAATAGAAAATCTTGGAAAAAAATTGGAAGAAATATGTAAAAAAATTGGAATTATTGATGATAAATACAAATTCGACCAATGCATAGTTAATAATTATCAACCAGGGCAAGGTATATCGAAACATATTGATTCGAAACAATTTGGAAGAGTAATAGGATGTTATTCAATAGGAGGTACAGTTCAAATGAAATTCATAAAAGGGAAAGAAATAGTTGATGTAACAATTGAAAAAGGTTCATTATATATTATGAGTGGTGATGCAAGATATAAATGGATGCATGAATTACCATCGAGATTATTTGATGAAATAAATCTCAAAAAGAAAGAACGTGAAAGAAGGATATCGATAACATTTAGAAATATGAATTAATATTATTCAAATACATAAATTAATGAATGATGAAGATCGAAATATAAATTATTATTAGATATTCCATATCAAAAAAATAACAAGTGGCATCAAAGATCCTTATATTTTATCTTTATATTTACATATACATATACAAATGATCAGAAAAAATTTAGGATATATTACATCATCAATTGTTAGAAAATCTCGACAATCTTTATATTTTAATTATTTAATAATTTGAATTTAAGATAAATATATTTTTATCTTGAAGAGTATATATTCTATTTCCATTAATTCTCATTCTCATGACTAATTTATCTGTTTAACATAGTCTCCTTTGATTTCCCTAATAAATTTTCCATTCAAATTATAAACTTGAATATACTTAGAATATTAAAATTTGCATATTTCGTTTCCAATGAATTCATAATAATCAGAAAAAAATGCTATTTTTGTCTAGAGAAATGATTTTTACAAAATTACCACTTTTTTTGTCAAATAAGTTAAAATGTCCACTTGAAATATGATTAGTTATTACATATTCATCATTAACATACATGTAATTGGGTTCATAAGTATGCATGACAAATTTTCGCAATTAATGATTCTGATCAATGCTTTTTTTAACATCAAAAACTTTTATTTTATTATTTATGGGCTCAGCAATATATAATTCATCATTACTAACTCTAATTATGGTTGGTTTATCCAAGAGTTTCCCATCATTAAGCATCCATGTTCGAATACTTTTTTCCCCTTAATTGGGGTTTCAAGATATGTTAATATAAAGGGAATCAAAACAGTTGATTAATAATTTTATTTAATATTTTTTTCAAATTATTTTTTATTCAAAATAGTGGTATCCATCTTTATAAACTAGTTGATATTTCAAATTATGATATTTTAATTTAAAATTTTACCAAAATCACAACAACAATAAAAATTGAAAAAAAAAATTTAAAAATAGTATTTTGTTATATATTAAAAATTATAGATTAAAATATGTTAACATTCAAAGATGGTTTTTTTGATTTAAAAAATAACAAATTTACAGAAGCAAATAACGAATATGAATACCCATCAACAAATATAAACTATATATCAAAGCCTTCTGAGTACAGAAAACAATTGGATGATTTTTTAAAATCAGTAATACCTGACGAAAAAGAATTGGAAAAAGTACTAATATTTTGTGCTAATCGATTGGCGGCTAATAAGGATGACACAAGTTTAGTTATTTATGGTGGTGGTGGAAATGGGAAATAAGCATTTGCCAAATTAATTCAAGAAAGTTTTGTGACATATTGTGATGTTTTGTTAGATAATGCAAGAGAAAAATATAATCTGGATATAATAAAGAATAATAGAATTTCTTTTTTTCACGAAGGTGATTTACCAGAATTAAAATACAAAGGTGTGATTATTATTACTAATAATCCCGAGTTAAAATCACGTACTTTATCAGTAACATTTCCAAATAATTTTGTTGCAGAACCTAAAAAAGAAAACGAGAGAGAAATAGATAAAAATATGTTTGATAAATTACCATTGTTTGCATCTGATTTTATGTTGTTACTGATTGAAGCATATCAAAGACATATTGAAATTAATAAAAAAGTAAAATTATCTTTATAATTTATGTTTTCTTGTCGCAATTAATATTTTATTTATATGATAAAACTATTTATTATTATCCATAATTTTTTTATAATTGCTTCCAAATTCTCATAAGAGCAATTGGTGGCATATTAATTTCCTAATTTGTGGCTAATTAAGAGCCAACAACATAAACAAGAAATTTAAAGGAAGGATTGTAATTTCTAGAATTCCAAATTAGAATTAGCATTTTGATTGATAGACATATGTAAAACGAATAAATATAAATAAAAAATTAATATTAAAAGTTAAAATCAGCAAATTTTTTATTTATTTAATTATCTAAAAATTAACAGATAATTAATTTGATAAAATTAAAAATAATTAGAATAAAAACAAGAATAATAATCTGATAATTATCAGGTATCATATTAATATCCAGGATAATTTAGGAAGTTAATTTATAAGTATTTTTAGATTATCAAAATAAGAGTTAGAACAAAAATAGTTCTTAAATTCGTATATTACTAATTTATTAATAAATCAGTTCCTCATATTTTAATAATTACAAAAATGAACAGTATGAATAAGTTTCATAAAAAAATTAGATTATATCTTTTAAATCTGTTCAAAATGGTAGTTTTAATATATTAGTTAATCTCCAGATTAATACATCAAATAATTATAATATTGTTTTTCTGAAAATAATATCAAGTTGATCGAGAATATTACACAATCGTATTTTATAAAAACTAGTGATTAATATGAATTTTTTCGACTAATTTGACATATAATTTATTAATATCTGAGAATTCAAAAGCCAACTGATAAGTTTTGCCTTTAGAAATCATGCTTGTTGATTTATCGATTAATAATGCCGGATCATATTTTGTGAAATGATTATTTTCGAGTCCATTAAATACTAATTTGTCAATAATTTCATTTACGACATCTGTATAAGACATTTCAATGTCAAGAAGTCTAATTAAAACGTCTAGGTGCAATTTCTTAAATTCATCCAGAAGCATTACTTTGATATTCTTATTTAGAATTTCGTGATATAAAGAAGGCGCATGCCAAGTATACCTCTAACAGTCAAAAAAAGACCATCTGGAAAAATACAACGATAAATTTTATCGAAAAAAATCCGATATTTTTATTTTCACGAACTTTTTCAGAGGCAGGAGTAAAATAATAACATTATCTCTTGAAATCGCTAATTTTTTTTAAATTATTATTAATTAATAAAAAACATGTTCTTAACTAATTTAATATTATCAAAAAGACGAGAATAATTATTTGTCTATTGAAATATCGGGACTTTCATCATTTAAAATGAAGATTAATTCATTGTTATTGGTGAAAAGAATTCGAAATTATTTTCAATATCATTATCTATATCAAGAAATAATTTTTCATTTTCAGGAAGTTTATATTCACAAATGTCACAAAGGATGGTAGAATTAATTTTGTATTTTTTCCGTATTTAAAAAAAATCGTCTTTTCCAATATTCGAAATAATATTTTTAATCTTTCTGAGGAAACTTCTTAATTTTTTGATAAAAATACTTAAAAAATTATAATTTTTAAAATACAAATTATTAATAAGAACAGATTTTCTAGATTCATCGACAGAATAATTAAGATATTTATGAAAATTATGCTCAACGGGATAATTAAAATTTTCATTAACAAAAGTGAAATATCCAATTTATCCAATTGGTGATATTATTATATGTTGAACAAATTGTTTATTTGTGATGTAAATGGTACGAGTAATAAAAACGTAACAATAATTATTAATTAGTCTTAGATTATTATTAGTGACAAATTTTATGTATTCGAGATATTGTGGATCAACACGATCATGAGGTAAACGTTCTAAATTAGGAATATAACAAAATTAAATTCTGTTTTTAAATAAAAATCCATAAAGTCAATCATATCAATGATGTCTCCACAAATATTATGAATAATTTTTGCACATGTTTTGTCGGAACTATTATAATTTTTAATAGATTTTAATTTTTTAATATTGTTTTTTATGTAATAACATAAGGAATCATATGAAGAGTAATTAGTTTCATCTTTTCTAATAATTTCAAAAAAGTGATTCGACAATTTGGAGTAACTCTTCTAGAGATTTCTTTTTGTTATTAAAATTTAGATATTCTTCAAGAGTCCAATTCAATGAACATTTATCGATCGTCAAAAATTCGAGTTATTTTTCCTCTGATGCAAAAGATGAATTCATTATCAGATAAATATATTAAGATAAAAAAAATATGAGTGAATCAGGATATTAAAAGTGTCAACTTTTAACTAAGATTTATTTTTTAATATTTTGTATTTTTCGAGAAGTTCAGTATCAAATTTGCCAGGATAAAAAGCCACAACGGTTAAACTATTAGCTGGAATTTGTGTTCTACCAGCATCAATAATATGGCAACAATTATCTAATTTCATTAATTCCTTTAATTGATCAGTAGTAGCTTTAATAATGATTTTAGGAGATTTTTTATCCTTCCATTCCATATAGTTTTTATATGCGTCAGATGGTGGATATTCTCCGTAAGCACTCCTAATGATAGATTCTGTGATCATTTGAACACTGTGACCAACTTGAGCAGAGATTTTACCTGTTCGCATTTTCAAGTCGGAATTAACGAAAATATACATATAAGTGCTCATTCGTAATAATAAATAAATATTTATATAATAAAAAGCAAAATAAAATAAGTTTCAATTTTTATCATAAAATATAAATAAAATTTTGATTATAATAGTTTATATTTTTTACAAGATTCACTATCTAGTGCATTAGGATAAAAGGCTAGAACAGCAATATTATCAGTTTCAGAAATGACATGGTGACAATTACCCAATTTGATTAATTCTTTTAATTGTTCAGTCTTAGCTTTTAAAACTATTTTTGGATGTGAATTCATTTTCCAATGCATATAATTTTTATATGTATCAGAAGATGAATCCTTTTCGTAAGCATCTCTAATTATTGATTCTGTAACTATTTGAACAGCATGACCAACTTGTATAATTATATCATCTTGTTTCATTTTTAAATCGGTATTAACAAAAATATACATATTACTTGTCATTATATTGTGTAGAATAAAATGTGATATATATTTGAAATTAACAAAAAGAATAAAATTCAATTTTAATTAAAGATTAATAATATGTTTATATGGTAACTTATTAAAGTAATATTGTTGAAGTTTTTTATCCAAAATTTGTGAATTAATAAAATATTTATGAATTACTTTTATGATAAATAGTGCTCTGAAATAACAGAATAAAATATTTTATTTTAATTAATTATTTGAATTGTAAAAAATGTATATTAGTAAAATGACATAATTCTATTATTCTAGCATGTGTAATTCTTAAAAGATTAAAATTAAAAAAAAATATTTAATAATACCAAAAAATGTTTATAAATCGTAATAAATGGTGCGCTGAAACAACAGAATAAGA